CAAAGAAGGCATGCGGTATATCATTTTTGAGTACAACCAAAAGCTGCTTCAGCTCGCAACCAAGGAAAAGAACCTCGAGCAAATGGGCCGCGCCCTGGACAGGATGATCAAACTGGCCGAGCTAGACAAAGAAGAGAACCTAGTGAACCTTGACAAGTTGGAAATCATGGATATCACTATTTCCATCGGGAAAAAAGCCGAAAAAGCCATTGTAGAAGCTAATAGCAAGGGAGCGGTCAATTTGAACGATATGCAGGCCGAGGATATTGATTTTGAAGATTTAACCGGTTTAAAAGGCACTGGAAATGAAGGTTAAAAACGTACAACTCAACCTCGCACAGCTAATGGCTTCTATGGCCACTCAAAAACAGAGGTTTCTGGAATGGGGAAGGGGAAGCGGGAAAACCACCTTTTTGGGTTTCGATTCGCTGCAGCTGGTCAAACAAATGCCGCGAGCCTCTTTTGCTATGGTGGGATCCACTTATAGTCAGATACTTTCCCGATTTATGCCCGCTATTAAGGAGGGCCTGGAGTTATTCGGGGTTTATGAGAATGTGGACTATGTGGTGGGTACAATGGCCGGTAAAAAGATGGGCTTCAAGATGCCCTGGCAATCCCCCGATGCGTTCAACAATATATGGCACTGGTCAAATGGCTGCATCTTTCAATTCGTGAGCCTGGACCATAAAGACAGTGGCCGGGGTCTCAACTCTTATGCGATTAGAGGCGATGAATCAGCACTCCTGGATAACGAGAAGCTCGCGATCAATGTGAGGAATACCAACAGGGCCATGAAGGAGGTGTATAAGAATGCCCCGCTGCTACACTCTGAAGTCTTCACTTCTTCCACGCCACTTACTAAGAAGGGGAAGTGGTTCACCGATATGGAGGAGGCAGCAAGGAAGAAGCCCAAGGATATCTACTTCCTAAGCGCAACAGCAAAAGTAAATCAACAGAACCTTAGGCCCGATTATTTTGAGTACATGCGGCAATCCTATCGGGATGATATCATCTACAATGCCGAGATGTTGAACATTAGGCCTAAGGAGATCACCGATGGGTTTTATCCTCAATTGACCCTCAATCACTATTATAAGGACTATGACCTGGGCTACCTCGAGACAGTGGCCCCCCTTAAGGATGTGACCGGGAATTCCTTTAATTGTAAGCAGGATCTCGACCTGAATAAGAAACAGCCGCTTATCATGTCTGTGGACTGGGGTGCCAACATCAACTCCATGACCATCTCCCAGGTCCAGGAGGATGTGTACAGGGTGATGAAGGAGTTCTATGTGAAGACTCCAAAGATCCTGGACCATTTGTTTATCGAGGAGTTCATCCCTTACTATAGGGACCACCAGTGTAAGGAGATCTACTTCTATTATGATCGCACCGGGAACAATGCAACAGCTAATTCCAACATGACCTTTGCCGAGAAGGCATGCGAGATCCTGAGGGCAAATGGATGGACGGTGTACGTGATGACCACAGGAACGAATCCAAGTTACCAGGATAAGTATCTGCTCATTAATACAGCGCTTCGGGAAGATGGGAAGATAAGAGGGATCCCTAAGATTAGAATCAATGAGGCCAATTGCCCGAACCTTATCGTATCACTCGAGCATGCCGAATGCCTGGACAGAGGACGAGGGATCGAGAAGGATAAGAGATCTGAGCGACGCAAGGGTGTGGACCAGGAACATGCAACGCATTTGAGTGACACCTTTGACTATCCTTTCTTTTCGATGTACTGGGGCAAGTTCAATGGATCTCACCTCGAGAAGGACGATCGACCGATTTCGACGTTTTAAGGAAGTCCGTTTCATATTTCGGGAGATTTTGGGCGTGGCATAAGTCATTCCGGTATAGGTTACGGCGGTTAGGGTGGTTGCACTTTTGAGAAAAAAAGAAAGGCCGTGAAGATCTAAAGTTTTGGAAACCAGAAAAGTAACGTTTTACTTTTGAGAATGATATAAAAATATGAAAACAGATTATCTATTAGAAGCCCGAAAGCTTATCGCGGATCATTACTCACCCGTGCTTTCTCTTTTCGAGGAGAACGAATATACAGTGAAGAAAACGCTGTCAGATATTCATAACGACGTCACCAATATCCTTCCGTCCCGGTGGATTTATGAAAGTGACATCTATGATATCCTGGCTGAGCTGGGCTTTAAAAGCTTCCTCTACACTTTTGAAGCCGTGAACGGGAAGATGGGAGAAACGATTATTGCAGAGCGCACTCTCCTGGTCTATTTATTGGATAAAAAAACGGCCGCTGTTTAGCGACCGTTTTTAACCTATAACATAGGGGTTTACTTCACGAAGAATTTGTCAGTTACGCCTCTAAATTCTTTGTCAAATGGTACGAAAGTACCTGGGTGATCCTTGCCTACCTTTGAATAAATCCAGCCACCAGGTACCCTTAGGATATTTAACTGGTATCTATCATTACTAATGATAATTGTCTCATGCAGATCCAATTCGTGCAAATTTTTGTTTTCAGCCATGTTTAGAAATTAAGGTTAGTGTTCTAATTTAACAAAAATTAAGGAACTTCGGATCAAACTCTATTGATTGTATTTCTCCAATTCCTCCGGAGAAAGCTTTTCGCCGTTCTTAATCACTTCAAAGTCCAGGTCATTATCCTGCATGTACTTCACCCAGCGCCTTACTTCCACGTCTGAATACTTTGCGTCCAGTTCGATTCCTCTACAGGCCCGCCACAGCTTCTCACAGGCGATCAAAGTACTGCCAGATCCCAAAAAACCATCAAAGACTATTTGCCGTTGCTTTGAACTGTTAGTTATTAAATAAGACAGGAGCTCCACGGGTTTCATTGTGGGGTGGTCCTCACTTCTTGAAGGCCGGTCAAATTCCAAGACCGTCCTTTGCTTTCTGTCACTGTACCAGGAATGGGCGGCACCGGTTTTCCATCCGTAAAGACAAGGTTCGTGCATCCAGTGGTAATCCTGGCGGCTCATTACAATAGAATTCTTCTTCCAAATAAGGCACTGCGATAATTTATAACCGGCATCCACAAGGGAACTTCTAAAATTAACGCCCTCGGTGTCTGCATGGAAGACATAAATACCGGCGCCGGCTTCAGAATGTTCGTTGGCTTGTCGGTAAAAGTCAAAAAGGAACTGATAAAAAGCACTCTTTTCCATCTTGTCATTGGCAATCTTGTCACGGTTTTGAGTGGATCCTCCCTGGTAATCTACATTATAAGGTGGATCTGTCACTGTAAGATTGATTATCTCATCCCTTAGCAGCTTTTTATAAGTCTCGGCCTTCGTACTATCTCCACAAATGATGCGATGCACCAGGTCTTTCTTTGGGCTTCTCAGGTCATAGAGGTCCCCTTCAACTGTGATTGGATCCTTCGGCGGTTCAGGATCGAAATCTTTCTCCTCTTCGTCTTTGAATTCCTCCGGAATAAGATCATTCAGGAAATCAAGATCTGCCACGTTCAATCCCAGGGCTTCCAGATCAATATCTGCGAAATGCTCCTCGAGCACATCCACATCCCAAAAACCTGCAGGCACGTTGGAGGTGATATTGTACTCTTTGAATTCCTCATCGGTAAGCTGCCGGTTTGGAACCCGCACGTCGATGAGCTCTTCTCCCCGTTCCAGGAGCATGAGAACTTTGACCCGCTGGTGACCGGCGATGATCTTATTGTCGGTGTTGATTGCAGGGACTTCTGCGAGGTTGAACTTTTGCAGGCTGCTTATGAGCCGTTGCTTTTTTTCTTCGGTAAGGATCCTGGGGTTGAACTCGTACGGGACGAGATCCTTTACCTTGCGTTGTTCATTGTGCCACTCTAAAGGGGCAAGTAATTCCTTCTCAGGAAAATTGTTTAAATTTGTCATGTCTCACTACAGTTAATTAATAATAGATTTACCCGAATCGGCGGGAAGGCTTATGTCCTCCAGTGTCCCGATTCGGGTTTATTATTAATTTGTAGTGAGATACGGTTAGTAAGCTGGGGGACTATTATAAAATCCCTTCTATCGTTTTTATATCCAGTTCGTGCTGGTGCATGTCTTTTAAGGTTCGGTTAATTTGTTGCTGGATCTTCAGCCTCTCAGGTTTCCGGGTTTCCTTCTCCATCTCTATCTTCCATTTTTCAATTCGGCCTGTCTTTTTATGGATGTAATTCACCAGGTTCACTTTCTTTAAATACAATTGCTGCGGGGTGAGATTTGAGAAGTCTTCACCGGTTTTTGTTTCAAGAATGGTTTTATACTTCATCCAGTGGTCGATCTCCTTCCAAATAAGATCTTTCACTTCATCCAGGGCTTCTATTTGCAGGATCACTTGCAGTGCATCCTTTTCCTTTTTGGCCGGGAGATCGTTCAGGAGAAATTTCAGGGTGCTCATTTCGTAGAAGATATCCTTGAGTTGTTTGAACCTGGGGCGTAGCTCAACCGGTAGATCCCCGTAACGTATCTTCTTAAAAAAACTCTCCTGGCTTTTCTGAATAAGGATTTCCTTTTCGGCCTCTTGCTGTACAGATTTTATCCTGGGAGGTTTTATGGGTTCCTTCTTTGCTATGGCAATTGGTGGCGGAGCTGGTTTGGCAGACTTATTTTTAAACGGCCGCAGCTCCTTTATGAGTACGGCCATGTTACGAGGATTTTTTCCTTTCCGTAAACCGGTGAGGATCCTTGTTTTTACCACAGGTGATGCTGCGTAGAATTCCACCCCGGTGTTGTAGTCCCGGTTCTTATCATTAAGCCAGTCACTTATTGTCATACTGCTAATTTGCAAACAGCACAAGTCATTAAAAAGGACATCCATACTGCGCGCGATGCAGGCCCAAAAAAAACCCGCTACAATTGCAGCGGGTTTTCTAACTAACACAAAAAGTAAATCAAGAAATGAACAGGTAATCGTAATTCAATCCGTCGCGTGGATTTCGCAATAGCAGATTCGGGTATGTGGTAGGGTGAAATGTCTTCATAGCTTCAGTTCTGGTTTGCCATCCTACATCTCCCTCGATAGTAAGGGTTGGAGGCAGGAGATCTGCAGATCTAAAAATAGTGGTTGTAATAGGTTCACTCAAGAACCGGCGGGGAGTATCTCCCGTAAAAAGCTGAACAGATCCAGCTTCAGAAACTACATTTACTAAAACTTCCATTGAAGCAACGACAGTCAAGTCGTTAACATCCTGGAACATTTCAGGGGTCGAATTTTCGGCCGGGTCGGTTGTAGTGTTTCCGAATCCCGTGAGGCACATCAGTCCGATGCACAACATAAAAACCAGCGTTCTCGCTTTCATAATTGGTTATTTTTAAGAGCGGCCAGGTGCGTTTCTACTATTCCGGCCACGGCTTTGGTGTTACTTAATCCTGCAAGCAGCTCGGTTTCTTCAACAGTCTGTGCGTTTTGCACCAGGGAGGCTACTTCTTTTGCTGCGAGCTTCTGCTTTTTTAAAAAGCTTTCTGCATCGGGTCCTAAAGAGATCCAGGGAAAGACCCGGCGGCGAAGCTTGTAGATCGAGAATGCTTTCTCGTCACTCACTGGCTGCCTGGAATCAACATCTCCAATTCCTGGGATGTTATAACGGCCGGGCTTTATACTGAATGCGTTGCTCATTATACTGGTGCTGGCGCAGGGAATTCCTGGATAGTTCCGGCGTATTCTGGTGCAGGATAGTTTTGGTTATCCTGGAACTTCACTGTGGTTCCCTTTATGTCCCCGGCTTTTTGTCCAGAGGTCGCGGCTGTTTCAATTAGGTAGGCCGGTGAAAGCTCACTCCCTATTTGCTTAACATCCCCGTTTCTCTCTCTCACGATGTAGATCATCGCCTCATTCTTGTACCTTCTAAGGTAACCCGCTGTTTTAGCACCGGTGCCTTTTAATTGACCCCCTAAGCTGTTTTGAAAAGAAAGATTTCCTTTCTCGCCAACATGAGCAGTTTCAACCATTCCAGTGTCAGGAATGAAGGCCACCTTGTGGAAACCTTTTCCTTCTTTGAAGGTGTGGGCTTCTGCGATTTTGGCCAGCTCCTCGTTGGTGACGGCGGTTTTTAAATCCTTCGGCGCGGCTATTACAAGGAAGTCTCTCACTGGAGAGGCATACACCCCTACTTCGCTGATACCTGCAGCCACTTCATCTGAAGGGCAGGAGTCTAAATTTTCAATTGGTATTACGTCTTCGCAATCCATATCTTATACAATTTGGGTTAAGAACGAGCTGTTACCCAGGACGAGTTCAGTAATAACATCTTCACTCTCGAAGATCTCTTCCTGGCTCATTGGCTGCCCGTCAATATTTATCTTTTTAGGAGCGGTGGGTTTGAACTTCCACTTCCTTCCGCGCTCGTCTTTATAGACTGCGGCCTTCTCGACTGCTGCTTTTTTGGAGGCTTCCTCGGCTGCAACTTTTTTAGCTGCGGCCTTCTCGGCTGCAACTTTTTTAGCAGCTTCTTCGGCTTCGGCTTTTTCTTTGGCAGCTTTTTCGACTGCAGCCTTTGCTTCTTCGGCTTCTTTTTCCGCAGCAAGCTCAGCCTCTCTGGCTTTCACCGCTCCTTCGAGGAGCTTATTAGTAGTGAGGCCCTCGGTACTAATACCAAGTTCCTCACATCTTTTTAAAAGTTCTGCTTTATTTGCCATTTTTCAGGGGTTTATACGGCCGGTGTTACTCCGTCGATTCCGTAATATTTCTGGTTCTTAGCCAGCTCTCCAAGACCGTAAGTCAAGTCGGCGTAGTTAGAGATCACAACAAGCTCATTGATTAAGAAATCATAGCCTTTCCAAAACTCCATGAAGATCTTCACTTTGTAGTCCTGCTTTTGAACGTCTGTCACTTTTGGAGCGTCAAAAACGTCCATTAGTCTTCTGAAGTTGTTCTCGGTAGTAGCGAAAATATCATCAGTCTCCAGTCCTTCGATCGCCACGATCTCACGTTTTCCTAAACGAGTCTTGAGAACATCGTTCTGGAATTTGTTTTGGCCAAATTTCTCTTCGTAATCGAGGATGTAACGCTCCACGTTATTCTCACTCATGAAGATTTTTTTGATTTTCTTCTTCAATTTGGAAGGAAGCTTCTTTTCAAAATCGGTCAACTGGTCAACAATGTTGACATCCGTAAGCGCATCAAGCGGGATCTTAAAAGCAGGATGCTTAGCATCTGCCGCCACTTCACTAAGGATCGTCTGGATCCCGTTCATGGAGAAACCAAATTCATTAAGCCTTGCAGGATCAAATGTTCCGGTTACAGAAAGCGTGGCGATGTTGTCAATTACTTTAGGAAGTAATTCGTTTTCCACGATGTACTTGGAGATGGGCATATCTTCAGGCTTCTTATCTTCGGCATATAGCTCAGCAAAATAAGAGTGAAGGATCTCTGCAGGGATGATCGCGAAGTTTACCTTTTGGTGATAATCCTTCAGGATCTTATGCTCGATCTGTAATGCGCCAAGCTCATTCCACACGGTTCCAAAACCTTGAACCACATCTCCTAGAAGCGTGTGGGCCTGTGGATACTTTCCTTTAACCTTAGTAAGCGGCTTGGTGTGCTTGTCTAAAGTGATCTCTGCGCGATTGATCGCTGCAGAAATCAAGGTAGGGTTGTGTGCTAAGTAAGTATTCAACTCCTTAACAACGTCATCTATAATGATAGTTTCGTTTGGCATGATTATTTATTGATTTGAGAATAGATTGAATTGGTTTTGTCGATCGCAAAATCGCCGGCCACTTCATCTTCTTTTTTAGTGACGGTGGTATGAGTTGCTCCCGGTTTCCTGTTTAGCTCCTCAATTTTGGCGGTTAGCGCAGTATTGATGTCTTCTGCGGAAGCATCGTTTGCAAGATCTTCCACTCCCGCAAGGGTAGCGGCAGCTCTTAGGTTTGCAACTGCAGCGACTGAAGCTTCTTTTTCTGAAGCTAAAGCGGTGGTGTTAGCATCTTTCTCGGCCTGTAGATCTGCTTCGGCTTTTGCCTGGGCATCCTGGGCTGACTTTAAAGAAGTAGCGCTGGCAGTAAGTGCTTTTTCGATAGCTGCTTTTTGCTCATCATTGATGTAGCTACCTTCATCTGTAGTTGCAAGAGGTTCTTTTAAACCTAATGCAGCCTGCAGGCTTGGGTATGAATTTGGCTTTGCCATATTGTTTTGGGTTTTGGGTTTTTGAGTGGGAATGTTGAAGCTCATTGCAGCATACCGGTGAAAAAGCTCTGTAGTTTTTAACTGTGTGGCGTTCTCCGGTAATTTGGCTTTAGATTTTTTGATGATCTTGTCGTAGAATCCTACATCCTTAGCTTCTTTTGCTGTGAGCCAGTTGTCTTTGTAGTTCAGGTATTTTTCTGCAACTTCTTCAGCAGTAATTCCTAATCGCTCTTCAATGGCGGTGCTCCCTGCTTCGTCTACATTTCCAAGCAGCGATAATTGATCTTCTATTTCCTTTTTGTTGCCGGCGAACATTGCGCTGGCATTATGGAACATCAATAATGAATTGCTGAAGCCGTGGATCTCGTCTCCGGACAGCAAAATAAGTGCGGCCATGGAGGCACAGAGGCCATCGTTATAAGTGATGATCTTTTTTTCTGAAGCAAAAAGTAGGTTGTAAATTGCAAGACCTTCAAAAACATAACCCCCGGGAGAGTTGATGCGCACATGGATCGTATCCGCAGCGGCCTCAATGGCTTTGAATTCATTCTTGAATTGTTCGGCTGTATTCTTTTCTCTCCATGTCTCAGGATCAAAACCGCCGATTGCACCATAGATGTATATGGTCGCTTCTCTGGCGGCTTCGTTTTTTACAACGTTAAAAAAAGGTTGTGCAGGTTTGCTCAAGACTAATATTGTTCGTTCACTATTATGGAAGAACAATATTAGAAGGGCATCAATCCATTAAAAAGGACAACGAGTTAAGGCTTAAATAGAACCGGCAAGTTGGAAGGCGAGACCACGATTGAGTACAGGGAATTCAGATTCTTTCCCTGCAAAATAAACCGCCGGGCCATACGTCCTGCCCTGCTGACTAAGGCTATAACCTTTTAAACCGGGTTTGGCCGGGGCGTGGAGTTCGTCGTAAGAAAAAAGAAGTGGCTGTGCCTGGGTGCCATATAAATAAGAATGCGTGAGCCGGGTGATAAAAACCACCACTGTCTTATTATTATAGGTCTCCAGGAGGCCTTGAATGGCCGCATCCTGAGGCACAACCGGAAAGGAAATACTGTGGTTGTACGCTTTGTTTCCATTGTTTAAATTACTACCGCTGGCAACATTCAGCTTTTCTGGCAGGAATGGAACAATCATAGCCTGGAAGGTAGATGGGATGGAATTTATTACCTCCAAAATCTCATTTTTGGAAGTGAGATGATCAAAGAATGGAAGCTGTGAAGCTTCGATGATGGTGGCCTTATAAAAGGTGTCGAGATTGGTGTCATCTACCAGGTTGCAAAGGGAGTGGATCATAGTGAATATTTAAGGGACAAATTGTGAAGTTTCTCGTTTTGTCCCTGCAGGTGTAAGAGGGTTTAAATTACGTTCCAGGTCTTCTTTTTTTCTTTTGAAATCACGGTGCAAAGTCTCTATTTTAATGTCATTCTCGGTGATCTCATAAAAATCCAAAAATCGCCGCATGCTTTTTAAAAATAATTTCTCCTCAAGCTGTTTATTCATCAACATGTTTCTAAAAAGTTCGTCCCTAAACTTCTTATCTATCTGTTCATTGAACAGCTGCCCATTTTGCTGGGTGATGAACATTCCTGTTTTTGACCAGTAGCATTCAGAAATTTCGGCTTTAAAAATTTTATTATACTTCCTTTTCGAGAGTCTTACATCTGGATTTCGACCTTGGAGAGAAAGAATTAAACTTCCCACAAAAGAACTTCTGGAAGCCTTGATGTGATCTGTACCACAAATTTTCACAAGGTATTTGTAAATGTGATCTGCGACCGGGATGTTCTGGGTTATGGAAAAATCTGCGGGGGGAGAAATCTGGGACATAGACAGAACTGATTTTATGATAAATATATACTAAAATCCAATGCAAAAAAAAGGACAAAGCCCTTTAATACTGATATTTACATTCATAATGAAATCTTAAAAATAGGGACAAATGAAAGCAGCTCCCGCTGGAGCTACTTTTTTAGTGATTCAAGGTTCAAAATTTAAGATTCAATATTTTTTTTAGGTACATTTATTTGCTTGTTACCATTAATTAGGAACTAACCCTTTTTTTAGCCTTGCAATTTGATTTAATATTTTTTCGTTATGGTCTGCATTGTCAATAGGAACACAAGTAAGGCTGTCTCTTATACACATCTGACGCTGCCGAC